TCAGGGATTGCCTTTAGCAAATCCGAAGCAATATGGGGTTGTAATGAACGCAAGAATCCAGCAAGCGTTTGGTAATTGGCAAGGTACGTTACAAACTTTAGATTTAATATTAATATTACCTGCTGGATCAAAAGAAAATCCATACAATTTTAGTTTTAAATGCCCAAAAAATGAAAAATTATCAACGTATATTCAAAATACATTAAATAATGTCTTTCCAAACGCAACTTCAATTAATGTTAATATTAGTGATAGTTTAGTTGCGCCAGAAGATTTGACGGCTCAACATTTTACGTTAACCGAATTTGCAAAATATTTAAATAGAAAAAGCATTAGCATTATTGGCGGTTCAACTTATCCGGGAATTCAAATAACCTATGTCGATAATATCATTCATGTATATGATTATACCGTTCCAACAGCCGCAAAACCGACAAAAATAGCATTTACTGATTTAATTGGTCAGCCAACATGGATTGCGCCTTATACATTGACGTTTAAAACAGTAATGAGATATGATTTAAAAGTTGGCAATCAAATCATTATGCCTCAGCAATCGGCTCAAAAAGGATTGATTTTAACAACCCCCGCATCTCAGTCTCAATATAGTGAAGTTGTTAATTTTCAAGGAACTTTTTTTGTTCAAAGTGTAAGGCATTTAGGAATTTTTCGATCATCCGATGCAAATAGTTGGGTAACGGTGATTACTGCTTACAATCAAAATACTGCAAATGTGTCAATTGAATTATTAAGTCCGGGCATTTTAACTATTAAATAATTATGTCATCCGATCAAAAAATACCATTTTCACAGTCCGTTAATTTATTTACAGATCGAAAGATTAATGATGCGCTTCAATCATATAGTCAATCATATCCATGTTATGTCACAGCCGTAAATGGGTCAATTGTTACGGTTAAGTTTGATGTAACTGTGCCAAACGGAGTTACTTTGCCAGAAGTGACTTGCCCGATTGCGGGTGCGGAGTATATTCGTTATCCCATTCAAGAGGGTTGTAAGGGATATTGTATTCCTGCGAATGTCAGTTTGAGAAACGCATCAGGTTTAGGTGCTGGTGGCGCACCCCCCGATTTAAGCGACCCCGGCAATTTAACCGCTTTGGTGTTTTTTCCATTCGGAAATACGCAATTTTTTGAAGTTAATGGACAATATTTGGTGATGTACGGTGAGGAAGGCGTACAAATCACAACCAAGCATCAAGATTGTTCTTTAACTTTAACATCGACAGGAATTATAATTAATCTAAATGGCGGTAATTTAATCATTAATAATGGAAGTACGGCCATAAATGGTTCTTTAACTGTTAATGGCGATATTGCAAGCACTGGCGCAATTTCTAATAATGGTAAAAATATTGGAAGTACGCATGAGCATAGCGGAGTTACGACAGGCGGTTCAAATACAGGTCAGCCAATATGATGAAACAATTATTTGAGATTATTATAAAAAATAAATATCACAAAGGATTTTTTTATTATGGCTAGAACCTACGGGCGGGTAAAAAATTCTGCTGGAAATTTGATTTGGGTGGAAATTCAATCTGATTCTACTGGTAACTTTGAATATGGTTATGCGACTACTTTAATTCAATGTTTAAAGTTAAGTTTAGGAGAATCTCCTTTTTATGCAAATTACGGGATTCCAGCTCAAAGATCGGTTATTCAACAAGTATTTCCAGATTATTATGTAATTGTGACTCAACAGCAATTTTCACCATTTTTTGCAAGTTTGCAAATCGCAAAAGAAGAAAGCCAAACCCCTATTTATAATGTCAATATAGTCACAACTCAGGGGACTAAAATTCAACAAGAGGTAGCAGTATGACAATTACAACTGACGTTAATTCAACAGGGCTACAACCAACAGCACCAACTACTTTACAAGCAGAGTTAATTGCTTTGGTTTCAGCAACCAATCCGGGCTATACAGCTAATTTGCCGGGTTCGTTAATTGAGGATATTAGCTCCACAGATGTGGGAGCTTTAGCATTAATTGATTCTGCGAGAGTTGATTTATTTAACAGTATTACTCCGTATTCAGCAAACTCATTTATATTAAATCAATTGGGTCAAATTTATGGAGTTCAACAAGGTATTGGTTCTAATACTTCGGTTTATGTAACATTTACAGGAAATGCTGGATTTGTTATATCAAAAGGTTTTATTGTATCTGATGGCACTCATCAATATACTGTACGAGATGGCGGCGTTATCGCATCAACAGGACAAAGTCCTGAGTTGTATTGTTTAGCAATTAATTCAGGGTCTTGGGCTGTGCCAATCGGAACAGTAACTCAAATCATTACATCTGTACCATCTGGCGTGACATTGTCGTGTCAAAATCAAATAGCAGGAGTGCCGGGTGCTACGGCTCAACCATTAGAAGATTATCAAGCGCAAGTCATTCAAGCTGGTCTTGCCGTTGCTTCGGGGATGCCAACATTTCTAAAAACACAATTACAAAATGTAAGCGGTGTTCAAGATAGGCTTGTTGCGGTGCGTCAATCTGGTACGAATTGGGAAATTATTTGTGGCGGCGGTGATCCTTATGAAGTTGGAAATGCCATTTTTACAGGTTTATTTGATATTGCAAACATTGTTGGTTCTACCATTACTGCATTGAGCATTACCACAGGTACAAATGCCGTAATTAATACGGGGGCTTATTTTGGTGAATATTACGTTGGAGAAGTAATTACGGTTACAGGCGCAAGTCCAGCGGCTTTTAATACTACTTACACGGTAACGGCTATATCTAATAATTTAGTCACCACAAGTAAAAATACATCTACTTTTGGGACGTATTTAAGTGGCGGAATTGTGACACCTAATTACCGCAACATTACTGTCTCAATTAATGATTACCCAGATACCTATAATATAACCTTTGTTAATCCACCGCAACAATCCGTTTCTATTAACCTCTTGTGGAATACAACATCCACTAATTATGTTTCTCCTACGGCTGTGGCACAGTTAGGGCAACCCGCAATTGCTTCTTATATTAATAGTATTTATGTTGGTCAGCCTATTAATATATTTGAATTACAAAATGTATTTCAACAGGCTATTTCAAGCATTATTTCTCCAACATTATTATCAAGAATGGTATTTACAGTAGCAATTAATGGCGTTGATATATCCCCTCAGTCTGGCACGGGATTAATTGTTGGTGATCCAGAAAGTTATTTTGAAACAAACATTCAATCTATAACTATTACTCAGGGATAATATGCTTACAAAAATTATTCCGAGTTATCTTTATCAACAATATAATGATGATTCTGATCTTCAATCATTTGTATCTGCATATAATACGCTATCTCAACAATATTTAGACTGGTTTAATCAATTAAATTTGCCGATTTATACAAAACAATCTGGAGCTTCTTTAGATTGGGTTGCAAAAGGTATTTATGGATTAACTAGACCAGTTTTACCAGAGGGCGGTTATATTGATAAAGGCGTTTATAATACAGATTATTTAAATACTTTACCATTTAATCAAAATATTAGAATTGCTCCAAATTCTTATTATGTCACCACAGACGATATTTTTCAAAGATGTATAACTTGGAATTTTTATAAAGGTGACGGTTATCAATTTAATGTGACTTGGCTGAAAAGAAGGATTGCTCGTTTTTTATCGGGAGTTAATGGTACAGACCCTTTTTTACAGCAAACTTACCAAATTAGCGTAACATTTACATCAAATAATGTTGTTAATATTCATATTTATTCGGGCATTAACTCTAAAAAGGGAAACTCTTTACTTGATAATTTTGAATTAAATCAAGTGCCATTAAATGCTGAATCTCAATATATATCCTTAATTCCCGTTGATTTAGCACCAATTTTAAAATCGGGCATTAATTCAGGTGTTTTACAAGTGCCATTCCAGTATAATTTCAATGTAACATACTGAAAGATTTGTTATGACCATTCTATTATTTTCAAATAATGCTAAATCTACTTTAGCTTCTGCCATTTCTAGTACGGCCACTACCGCTACTTTAGCATCTGGCACGGGATCACTATTCCCAAGTC